TTGGAAGAAGTAAAGAGTGCATATAAAGACAGCACCGATAGTGAAAACATTGCTATATTTATGCAGCAGTGGTCTGATGCTTTTAGTCACAAAGATCAAGTATCTGATATTGTTACAAGTCCTGAGTTGTATGTTGATCTTCGTAAATTTGGGTGTGGTCTTCTGGAAATTCAAACTCAAGCAGTCTTTCTGAAAGCTGGCTTAATGGCAAATATGAAGGGTGCTCGTATCTGGATTTCTCGTGACCCTGCTTATGTTGGTAAGGTAAAATATTACGGGAAAGAAGACTCTGCCTTTGCCGAAGATCATCCTGTCTTTAGTCAGTTCAATCAAGAAGTTTTCAAAAGGTGGGCTGAATAACCAAACCTGAAAGGTTAGATTATGGAATTTAAAAGTTTAGAAGAAATCAAAGAAGCCACCCCTGTCCCCGCAACAGAAGATGTTCTAAAGAAACTGGCCGAAACGGAACAAGACTTAGAAATAAGTAAGAAGTTTGTAGCACAGGTAGCTGGTCTTTTTTCTGGTGTGGAAAAGAATGATGATAGGGTTTCAGATGTGGTTTTTAATGCCTCTATTTATCAGGATTTCCGTAAAGCTGATCCTAACTTAATGTCTGTCGAATCTCAAGCAAAGAGGTTAAAAAACGGTTTGTTTGGGGGATTGTGGGGGGCAAATGTGTGGGTTGCTAGAATAGATACTCCTAAAGCATATAATGAAAAGGATTTTGCCGAGGATCATCCTGTCTATAATAAATTCAAGGAACAAGAGGGTTTGAAATAATCCCCCTATGATAACAACCTCTATAGGAGGTGTGTCATCTATTTCAGACTCACAGAAGCATTAAAAGATCGATTCATCTTGGAACTGAGGAAGTATTGGCAATATCATCCTCTGTATCCAGATCTTCCAGATCATATCATTGGGAAATATTCTTTCCGAGAACGTCCCTCTACAGGCATCATTGTGAAGTCGGGTGGGGGTAGTCATGTCATGTTATCTGCTGACAACTACATTGGGATCATCGAGAGTTATGTCCACCTGGCTCGATACAAGAACAAGCCTGGGATGGCTATTGAGTGGGTACGTGAAGATTCCATAGCTATTCAGAATAATAACGGGCGGTTCCCATCAAGAGCTGGTGTTTATTATGTAGAGTTGACTGAGGATAAAGAATTTTATGTGGATGCTCTATTGAACGTCTACAATGAGATTATGACCTCAATAGATACTCTCACATATTCAATGACTTCATCTCCACTGACAGGCACAATCCGAGTTTATGAGATGCCTGCTCGGTATCAATACATTGAGGGTGAAAACTACACAGTTGATGTGGACGGGCAGGGGAATCCGACAGGGGAAATTACTCTGACACAACCTTTAACTGGAAATAGATATTTGGTTGCAGATTACAAGCATCCAACCGGTTCTCAAGGTCCTTATGCTATAGATCCAGGCTTTGCAAACAACACAGCTATCCCTGGAGTCGTTCTGGCTTTTGGCCGTAGAAATAAAAAAGGTGATGTCCAAGCAGTAATGGTTGAAGACATTAGACGGCCTGCATCCTTGGCCTACGGAGGCAAGTGGGAGCTCTCTATGGAGTTCGATGTAACGGCCAGAGATGTCTTTGCTCAACAGGAGATTGCTGATCAAACTGTCATCTATCTGTGGGGTATCCTTAGACCCCAACTATCCTCCGAAGGTATTGAAATGTCTGAGATTTCTCTTGGTGGTGAATCCGAGGAAGTCTATGATGATAATGGGGATGACCACTTCTACAATTCTTCATTTTCAGTAACAGTTACAACTGATTGGGAAGTTCATATACCATTGAATGCTTTCATCCGTCAGGTGACTCCGACTACCAGGGCTTACTCTCAATATGTTGCTTCATTGACAGAAGATCAGTTGAGATCTGCAGGGACAGGAGTACGTCAGGCACAGGATATGGGATTAGAGTTAATGAGAGACCCATACTTCGTTGGACGGATAGCTACTTTCGAGGTTATTCGTTAATTAGTTTATTTTTCTCCTATTCTTATAGAGAGGTTTTAATAATGCCCTTGTATCAATATCAATGTGGATGTGGACTCAGGTTTGAGAGTCAGGGAAGTATGGCTAACCATGCAGACCCAAAAAAGTGTCCTGAGTGTGAGAAGATGGCTGAACGTCAAATGCCTGAAACAGTAGCTGGAGTTTTTAACCAGGAGGTTTCTGGTCCTATCCCTCAGAACACAGGGATTTCGAGCATAGACACTCATATTGATCGAGTCATAGGACAGTCGGCTGAACAAGGTCGAAAGGCTCATGTGGCTCGTGTAGACACCAAGAAAGAGCTGTTGAGAAACAACCCTGATGCAACTGGGTATGACATTACGAAAACTCCTGATGGAGAATTCACTTTGATGTCTAAAGACCAACGGAAAGCTCGTGAAACAGCTTTGGCTGTCAATAATAAGGCTATGAACGCCATTGAACAGGAGAAGGTTAAACCTGCTCCAAAATAATAACTAGGCCACAAAGGCCGTGGACAATACATACCAACAGAAACACCGACCGATTTCTTGAGCTTTATAACCGCCGTTGGCTGGAGAGACAGACGAACGAACCGATAAATAAACGATTCGATTTGAGCTGAAACTCCGCAACGACTTTGTGGAAGAAACTAAAATAAGAGGTGTTAAAATGGCATTTCCTGGCAAATCATATGCTCCCCCAGGTGTTTACACTCAAACATTCTTCGAGAATCCAATCTCTGGTGCTCTCGACAGTTTCAAGATTCCGATTTTCATCGGTGAGGGAAACGAGTATCTGGTACAGAAAAATCTGGAAGTTGTCCGTGGATCTGCTCAAAATGTTGATCAGAAGATCGTCGGTGAGGATGAAGACGGACGTGCTGTAGTTAGTACTACTGCTGCAGGCGTAGTAACTCTGGGTGACTTTGACGGAACTCTGGACAAAATCCAAGTTCGTAAATACCCCGTCGTGGATGGTGATGGTTACGGTGTAACTTCAAACAGCCGAAGTGATGTGATTGTTACCATTAACAACCAGATTACTGTTGTACGACAGTTGACAGGAGCTACTGGTATTATTCAGTTAGCCCAGCCACCAAGAGCCACAGATGACGTTAGAGTCACATACTTCTTTAAACGAACAGATACTCTGACAACAGATGATGTCAGTGACCAGGTAAACCCTGATCCAGCAATCGTTCGAAGTGTGACAGGTCTTGCAGATGCTGATTCTCCTGTAGGTCAAGAAAGTTCCGTTGGGGCTTATGCTGTCATCGACTTGCATGGTGATGTTACTAATGTTTCTGGACAAGTCATCATCCCTGCTAACAACATCCTGAACTTGACCATTGATGGTGTGAAATACACTATCACCTTGGCTCCAAGAACAGATTACACGATGGAACAGATTGCAGCAGCTATCACAGCAGCAGGCGTAGGCACTCTGACATCCAGTGCATTCATCAATAACTTCGGTCTTTCAGCTTTATTGTTGAATGCTGATGGAAGCATTGTAGTGAATGCTGGACCAGCAAATGCACCATTAGGTTTCGTAACAGGTGATGCTGATACTCGAACAACAACATTCTACACCTTTGAAGGTCCTATCGTTGATGGTTCCAACGGTGGTGTAACGACAACTGACCCTGCTAAAGTAGTGGTCAAAGTCAATAACACTCAGGTTATCCCAACAGCAGTAAACGGTTCCACTCGGGCAGTCACTTTGACAGCAGCTCCTAAAGCTGGTGCAACTGTAACTATCCAATACTGGTTCAATGCTTGGCAGGATACGTTTGATTACCTGCAACATAACAGTGTTACCGAGATTACCAGTTGTGGTGTAGCTCCTGATTCCAGGTCTTATATCCAAGATGCTGATTTCGTCCTTAAAGACGACAAGATCGTCTGGGGTACAGCAGCTCTGATTTCCGGTGGTATCCATACTACTGGGGCTACCTTGTTTGGTGAGACTCAGATTACCGCCACCTTGATTGACAACAAAACTTTCCTCTCCTCTTGTACACCAGTTGTGCAGAGTAGTGGTGGGGTTTCCAGTGATAACCGAATGGAATTCTCTCTGCCGTTCCAGCCAACACTTGGTAATGGACGTAACACCCCCTTGGGTCAGAGCCTGTTCCAAACAGCTTCCAATGGACGAATTGACATCCCAACTAACCGCCCTGACGTAGTAGATGTATATTGGGGTTATGATGTCCAGGATGCTCTCGACAGAGGTAAAGTGCTCGTAGACAAAGTAGACGGAATCGTCGTTACTTTGGCTGTGGCCGTTCCTGCCGGAGCAATAGTGTTTGCTTCCTTCTGGTACAACCTCCTGACAGACAATGAATTCACCGTTGAGTGTGTAAACCCTGGTGCTTCTGGCAATGGTACATATACCATCCTTGATAAGGGTGACAACGATGTCTTTGGAGCTACTTTCAACACAGGTTCCAAGGGAACTTCCTTGAACGGTGTAACTCTTGAATTCCCATCAGGCTCAGAACTGACTCCTGATCTTCGTTTCGAAGGTTTGTCAGGTGATGACTTTGTTGGTCCGATAGAAGAAATCGTTACCGTACAGTTTGCATCAAGAGTAGCTACTCCAGCTAAATGGTCAATGCCTGGTTCTGGTCCTTATGAGTTCATCAACGACTATTCAGATCAACTCCGTATCAAACTGCATAATGCTGATTCTACACCCACAACAGGCTTGGACTTGGATAATCCTTCCGAGCATGATGGTGGGTTCTTTGCCACTCTGATGGGTAGTGAAGTAGATTACACTGGTGGATCAGGTGCAATCATTGGTCAGAGTTATTCTCTGGCAGCAGCCGAAGACTTCTACCTGCAGGTAGATGATGCTAACGTCTTGGTTAAAACATCTACTACAGTAGCTGGTGTAGATGTCAGTTACTTTGCTGATGCTATCAATGAAGCTGCCAGTGGACAACAAGGTGTAGCTGATAGTGGTGGTTTAAGTGACATCCTCCTGCCTCACCTTGCTACTGACATTACTTCTGACGTGAACAACTACTATGTTGGTTGGAGAATCGTTATTGGTACTAATGCTCTTGGTAGTGCCACTAGTGGTCAATACAGGACTATCACAGCTTATGATGGAACAACCTGGACAGCTACAGTAGATGCAGCATGGGATGGTGGTGCTGTTGCAGCAAACACTCCTTACTACCTTTACAATCCTGATGCTCGTTCCACAATGGTTGGTGCAACTGAGTTTAACGGTCCTATAACAATCACATTAGGCGGCCATGACACACTGAACTTTGCCTTTAGAGGTGATGTGGAATCAGTAGCCTTTAACATTACACTAACTCCTGGTGTTTACACAACTCCAGTTCTTTTGGCTGAAGAGATTCAAACTCTAATTGATGCTGAACTCACACCAACAGCAACAGGTGCAAGAGTTGAGTGTACAGCTAATGCTTCTGCCAAGTTGCAG